ATCGGTTCTCCTATTGCTTTGATGGATATAGAAGAGTGGGCGAATCTTCCGGAAGATATATTTTATACCGGAGTAGAAAAGCCTGACTTTGGATATTACAGAAATCCTATTAAAAACACTATTGACAATTCACCTTGTGGAGTATCGGTATTTGATACTTCTATAAATCTCATAAAGTTGACTGATACGCAGTTTGCAAGACTTGATTGGGAGTTTGAGAGCGGCGAGAGAGCCGTGCATGTGGATATTACAGCACTGCAAGCCGCACCGGTAATAGGGAAAGAAGGTAAGACAACATACAAGATGCCTAGGCTGTCTGAAAGGCTTTACAGGGGATTAAATCTATCTAAGGGTAATGGTGACGATATATATCAAGAGTACAGCCCTGAAATTAGAGACAGCAATATTGTAAATGGCTTAAATGCTTATCTTAGAAGAATAGAGTTTAATTCCTGTTTGTCTTATGGTGATTTGTCAGATGTCAGTGATGTGGACAAGACAGCTACAGAAGCAAAAATAGCAAAGAAGCGTAAGTTTAATAGAGTAAAAGCAATACAATCTAATTTAAGAGATTGTTTAGAGGATTTAGTATATGCACTGGCATTTTATAACGGACTTACAAAGACCGGATATGAATTTATATGCACTTTTAAGGACTCAATTCTTGTAGATGAAGAAACTGAAAGACAGCAGGATAGACAGGATGTCGCAATGGGTGTTATGAGACTTGAGGAATATAGAGCTAAGTGGTATGGAGAAACCATAGAAGAAGCAACTAAAAACTTGCCTACAGCACCCGATGTAGAGGAATAATAAATGACTCCTGAAGATATGGAAAAACTTCCAAAACCATTAGAACGCTTAATGGCTGATTTAGAAATGAATATAATGGCTGAGGTAGTAGACAGAATAAAAGACACTAAAAAAATCACTCCTACTATAAACTACTTGCTTGATAGAGTGTACGATATTGGAGTTGGCAAAAAACATATAAATAATGTAATAGATGATGCTTTAACAGATGTCAATGAAAGTATAGACAAGGTATACAAAGAAGCATTGCAGCTTGATTATGCTAGAAATAATGATATATACAAATCTGTCGGTAAGGATATGAAGCCCTACAGCGAAAACAAGTGGTTGCAACAATTAAGTAATACAATTAAAGAGCATACAAAGGGGAGTATTGAAAATATAACTAAAACCACAGGGTTTAATGTCACAAGAAATGGTCAAAAGATGTTTGCACCTTTAGAAAAATATCTCACTGAAAGTCTTGATAGGGCTATGATGAATGTAACTACCGGTTCTAAGACATATACGGAAGTTATCAATGAAACTGTTGATGAAATGACTAAAAGCGGTCTTAGGACGGTTGATTATGCATCAGGAAGAAAAGACCGCATAGATGTAGCGGTCAGAAGGGCAATACTTACAGGTGTTTCTCAGCTTACTTCAAGTATTACTGAACGAAATATGAAAGAGTTAGGTACTGACTATGCAGAAGTGGACTGGCATTTAGGGGCAAGAAATACAGGTATAGGTTTTGAAAATCACCAATCATGGCAAGGCAAGGTATACAGTAAAAGTCAGCTAAAGACTATATGCGGTTTTGGAGATATGCTCGGACTTCATGGGATTAATTGCAGGCATATAATATTTCCTTTTATACCAGGTATATCAAAGCGAAAGTATACAGATGAATGGTTGGATGAGCAAAACAGAAAAGAAAATGAAAAGAAAGATTATAAAGGCAAAGAATTTGATACCTATGAAGCTTCACAAAGACAAAGGCTGCTAGAAAGAACTATCAGAAAGTATAAGCAAGATATAAAGCTTTTAGAAAGAGCTGAATCCGATAAAGACATAATCACATTAAAGAGAGCAAAACTCAAAGCGGTTGAAAGAGAATATGTAGACTTTTCAAAAGCTATGGGGCTAAAGCAACAAGGTGAGAGATTAAGGGTCAGCAATGTATATAATTATAGTGGGGTTAAATTTCCTGAAGTAAAATTAGGAACAGGAACTTCAGATAGCAATAACAACAATGGAAGTGTTTTACCTCCGGAAAAAATAGGAACTATAGATCCTGCGAATACAGGCAAGGCAATTGAATATTATAATGATAAAATACGCAACTCTGATATAGAAAATGCTATCATTATTGATAGATATGGAAATGTATACTATACTAAAGGGGATGAAGACAGTGTAATGTTTGGTGGAATAGATTTAACCGGTGCCACAATTACTCATAACCATCCTGAATCTAATGGTATTGTATCTTTTGGTGAAGATGATTTTGTTTTTATAAGAGACAATCCCGGTATTAAGGAACTCTTTGCTGTTAATTCTGAATATACCTATTCTGTTAAAGTTACATCTGATATGAGTAAATTATTCTATTCTGAATATAATAGAAAGGCAATGTTAGAAGCAGAATTTACACCGGATTTTGATATTCAACATAAAGTATTTGAAATATTGGATAGGGAGGGAAAAGTAAAATATGCTAGAGAAAAATATAACCCTTAAACAAAGAGAAAAGATTGAAGAAATAAAAAAAGAGTGGGGGGATGAAATAGATAAAATTACTGAAAACAAATACCCCCAAGGGGTGTTTGTACTTGATGGAGGAAATAGCAGAGATTATACTAAACTATCAAAAAAATATTTACAAATGATACAAGAAGTACTTAAAGAATCTGAATAGTGTCAAAATTAAAGCACCTTAGCGGGTGCTTTTTTTAATATAAAAATAGCCGGTAGATTAGGCGTAAAACAGTCAGCACATGAGAGCAACCTCGTAAAAAGCGTAGTGAAAGGAGCAACATGAAAAGAAAATTTTTAGAAGACATGGGTCTTACAAAGGAACAAATAGACAGTATCATGGCGGAAAACGGCAATGATATCGAAGCTGCAAAGAGCGAAGCAACTCAAATAAAGGCAGAACTTGAGCAGGTAAAAGCACAGTTGCAGGAGGCTAATACAACCATAGAAAGCTTTAAGGACTATGACCAAGTAAAGGCACAAGTAGAAGACTATAAGAAGAAATATGAAGACTCTAAAGCAGAATACGAAGGTAAGATTGCGGATATGCAATTTGATTCTACTCTGGAAGCTGCTATAAATGCAGCAGGAGGCAGAAGTGCAAAAGCTGTAAGAGCATTGCTTGATGTAGATGCACTTAAGTCAAGTAAAGATAGAACTACTGACATTAAGACAGCTCTTGAAGCTTGTCAGAAGGAAAATTCATACCTTTTCGGAAGTGACGAGCCTATCCATAACCCTACCGCACCAACAGGTGGAGGCAGTACGGGTATGGATGCAAATACTATGTCGCTAAGGGCTGCAATGGGGTTAAGTACCTCGGATAAATAAGAAAGGAATAAAAGAATATGCCAAATAATATTACATTAGCAAAGAACTATACAGACCTACTTGATGAGGTCTACAAGAATGCATCTGCCACAGCGGATCTGACAAGTGATCCGCGAATGATGAGAGCCGGAGCCAACGCAAAGGAAATTTTATATCCACAGATTTCCGTATCCGGTTTAGGAGATTATGACAGAAACAGCGGATATACAAACGGATCTGTAAATGTTGTGTGGAAGACAGCAACATTTAACTATGACAGAGGTACAAAGATATCTGTTGATACGATGGATGATCAGGAAACCTTTAATATTGCTTTTGGTGCAGCGGGTGCAACGCTCCAGAGGGATAAGGTAGCACCTGAAGCCGACGCATTTGTATTTGCGACTCTTGCAGGTCTTACAGGAATATCAAAGGCAACACCGACATCATACGCAAATGCATCTGACTTCTTGTCTGCACTTATTGAGGCAAAGAACAAGATGGATGAGGATGAGGTTCCGCTTGACAACAGAATTTTGTATGCGACTCCGACTCTGTTAAATAGCGTTATGTCGCTTGATACAACAAAGTCAAGAGAGATACTTGATACATTTATGCTTAAGAAATCTGTACCACAGTCAAGATTCTATACGGTTATAGAGTTGCTTGACGGAAAGAGTTCAGGTGAGGAGCTTGGGCATTATAAGAAGGCCGCAAGCGGTAAGGATATCAACTTTATGATTGTTCATAAGCCTGCAATTATTAAGTTTGATAAGCATATTGCTTCAGACATTATCGCACCTGAGAACAATCCGAACGCTGATTCTTACATCTCAAAGTATCGTAAGTACGGGCTTGTAGATGCATACAAGAATAAGGTTGCAGGCATTTATTTGAGTCATAAGGCGTAAGAAAGGAGCATTGTATGAGAGCAGTTGGAATGGGAGTAAGCACAGAGGCAAAGGCTGAGGATATTATTGAGACTTTAAGAGCGGAGAACGAAGCTTTGAAAGCAGAAAACGAAGCTTTGAAGGCAGAAAACGAAGCTTTGAAGGCAGAGGTTGCAAAGGCTAAGAAGGTAAAGGAATAGAGGTGAGGCACTGATGGAAATATACGCAGATAACGATTTTTATACAGATGAATATTTGCAGGGTAGGAATCCGACCATTAGTGCCGGATTTAATTACTATGCGAGAAATGCGAGTAAGATAATAGATTTGTACACATTTGGAAGACTTGAAGGGGTAGGGGATATTCCGAAAGATGTAAAATTTTGTTGTTGTGAATTGGCTGAACTGATATTTGAAAATGAAACACAGTCAAGAGATACAGGAAATAAGACATCTGAACGGATAGGATCCTACTCTGTAAGTTTTTCAAGTAAAGCGGATAGTGAAGATGCTTTTAAGTCAAAACAGTATGATATTGTGATTAAGTGGCTGGGCAATACAGGGCTTTGCTATAGAGGGCTGTAATATGTTTACTAATACAGACATCACATTGTACTTATGCACTAAAGAAGGAAAGCTTGAAAAGTTTGCAAGGCAGATAGTTAAAAATGTGTACTGGGAAGATGTAGAACATTCTACATTCATTAAAACAGGGCAAAGAGGTAGTTGTACAGCATTAGTTATGATACCTCTCAGTAGCCTTGGAAAAGCTATTAACTTTACAAAGGGCAAGGATTTAATGGTTAAGGGCGCTATTGATTTTGAGTTTGATAACACTTCTCAGGCTACTATTTCAGAGGGTATAGTAAAGCTAAAGACAAATCACAAAGTATCAACGCTTGTATCAGTAGACGAAAGGTTGTATGGCAGTAAGTCAGTGCAACATTATGAATTGACCGGTAAGTAGGGGGGGTGGTAATTTGATTAATGGAAGTTTTAATATACAACCTACAGAATTAATATTAACTCAAAAAGGAATTAATAAGATGGGAGAGGTGCAAAAGGTAGTTGATTCTGAATGTATGAGGTATATGGAACCATATATACCTAAAAGAACAGGGGTATTGATAAACAGTATGTTACTCTCAACTGTCATAGGTTCAGGAGAAATAAATATAAAAACTAAGTATGCACATTATATGCACGAAGGAATAGTTTATGTATCTCCTACAACCGGAAGTCCTTTTGCTAAAAGGAATGAGGTCAAGGTACCTACAACAAGGAAACTTACTTACATAGGTGCACCGATGAGAGGAAGAAAGTTCTTTGATCGCATGAAGGCAGACCATAGAAATGACATTCTAAAAGCAGCGCAAAAAGCGTTGAATGGGGTAATATGACGATTATAGATTTTATGAGAGAGAAAATTACATCTTATCCTAAGATATCGGAGTTTCTTATAAACAATGATATCCATATAGATTTTACAGAGCCGGAGCCTACTAATTATGGTCTATCAAGCAATGGTGATAGATTACTTAAGAAAGATTTACTGGGGGTTCAAACAAGAAGACATAACTTTGTTCTGTATGCCATAGGGCAGTCAATTACTGATTATAACAGACTTGCTAACAGTAATTTTCTTTACGAACTTGCCCATTGGCTTGAATATCTTCCGGAAGAAGAGTTTACCATGGATGTTAATGGAAAAGATGTAAAAACTACTTTTATAGAAGCCACTACGGAAAATGCAATGAGCATGGGGTTGATGGGTGAAACTATTAATGACGGTATTATGTATCAGATACAG